TAGTTCTGCGCATGGGTATGTCGAAATACGACAAGCTAGTGAAGTCGTTGAGCGCAAAGGGTTCGCGCGATCCTAAGGCGCTTGCTGCGTATATTGGTCGCAAGAAACTTGGTGCCGCAGAGTTTCAGCGTAGGGCGGCTGCTGGTCGTCGCAGGGCATCTTAGGGTATAGTTCTTACATGGCAGAGCGCATTCCTACCGAATCTATGGCTCGTGGTGAGCGCCGACCAGTTGCAACTTACCCGTATATTGGTGGCAAGAATCGCCCGTTTAGCACTGGTGGTTACACTGATACTCGCGGACTCGGCCCAGACCTTCCAGCGGATTTTGGTACGAATGGAACTTATAACTCTGAAAATATTGACAATTCTGTTTTTGGGCCTGGCGGGTTTCTTCTTAGCGCAACTCAAACTGCCCGACGTAAAGACGTTTCAAACATTAATCGCAGCAATTACAACAAAGCACAAGGGCCAGGGTCGTCTTCTTCGCGCCCAAAGTACCCCACAAATCAGCGCGATGAAGTGCGCGAAGGTGCAAAGGTTCTAAGCAAGGTTCTTGGCAAGCGCAAGGAACGTCGCGAAGGCGGAACGCCAAAGGACAATCGTAAGTAATGGCTCCGCTTGATAAGCTCAAGAAGAAGAACGCTCCGACCGTCAGCATCGCCTTGATGCGCATGAAGCCCATGCGTCGCGAAAACATGATGAGTGAAGACTCGTCGTACGACAAGCCCGAAGACGACATGGAAGAAATGCCGATGCGTGAAGAAGCTCGCGAAGAGTCGTACGAGGAATGTCCTAAGTGCGCGAAGTATCAGATGCTGATTGGCGAAGCCCTTGCGTACTACATGCAGCACAAGGAAGATTCGGAAGAGAAGCCTGATACGAGCGAAGTAGAAGCAGAAGTCGAGTCCGAGATGGATTCGGAGAAGGCGTAACTGCTACACTAAATCGTATGAGCGTACCTCCGAACATGATGGGCGCAGGCCCCGCGATGATGGCTCCTCCCGCGCCGATGCCTCCGGCTCCTAGCGGGTTTGTTCCTCCGGCTGCTGCTGCTCTGCCTGGTATGGCGCAGCTTGCTGAGGCGCAGTCGGCTCAGATGATGCAGATTCAGGATGAGATGAATAAGCAGATTATGATGCTTATTGCTTCGCTTCCTACGCCGAATCCGGCTGGTGAGGCTGCTGTGAGTGCGCCGCTTACGCCGATGATGAGTGGTGCGGATACTAGTAATGCTGCTCCTATGGGCGATATGCCAATGGGTGGCGGTACTGGTGTCTACTAATAATTTTGCGTCGAGCGAAGCGAGTATTCTCTCGCCGTACACTCGCGCGGTAGCGATTACGCCAAGTGATACGACTGATCTTGCTGAGATTCCGCGAGCATTGAATATTCATAAGGGAACTGGTGGTTCGACTACGGATATTCGTGTTCTCTTGTGGGGCGATGCCAACCCGGTGACGTTTACGTTCCAGGTTGGTTTTGTGGTGCCGCTTCGCGCTCGTCGTGTGTATGCGACGGGTACGGATGCGACTCGTATCATTGCTCTCTACTAGTGTGTCCGTAGGCTTGGTATACTCGTCATATGCCAGCGACGAATAGTTTTTCTCAGAACGATACTGCTACGCAGGCTCCTGCGTCGAGTGCGTTTTCGATCACTCCGCATGATACGAACGAGCTTGCTCAGGTGACGCGCGCTATTTATGTTGGTGGTGGCGGTACGGTTGTTGCTCGGCTTTTTGGTGATTCGTCTACGGTGACGTTTAGTGGTGTTGTGGCTGGGACGATTCTTCCGGTTCGTGCGAGTCTTGTGACGACGGCGAGTACGGCTACGAATATGCTGGGGCTTGTGTAGTGCGGTTGGCTCTTCAGATCGCGCTTGCGATTGTTGGTGGTTATGATGATCGCGAGCATAGTGTGGTTACGTTTGGGGTGTCGGTGTTTGGTGGAGAGGATGTGTTTGGCTAATGGCTTGGACTACCCCTGGAACAGCCGTTACTAATAGCGGACTCACCGCCGCATTCTGGAACACCAATGTACGCGACAATCTGAACGCAATCTATACGGCTGGAACCAATGTCGTGATGGGTACAGACAGTACGGCTACAACAATTGCAAGCACTACTCTGACGGATACTGGTCTGAGTGTGTCAATTACTCCGACGAGTGCTACGAGCAAAGTTCTAGTGTGGGCTTGGGTTCCGATGCAGTCTTTTCGTGAAACAGACGCCAATAACTCTGGTCTAGCGTTATTGCGAGGTTCTACGGTTATTGGTAGTACGACTGGAGAACACATTGGTTCAACGGGAGGAACTATTTCTGGACTCACGGCTGTTCGCGGTGTTTGGAGTATTGTCTACCTTGATTCCCCTGCCACATCGTCTGCTGTTACCTACAAGATTCAAGGGAAAGTAAATACGACGGCTAATGCTGCGAATATGGTCGCTCAATTTGTAAACCAGCAGTCTAATATTGTATGTATGGAGATTCTGGTATGACGAGTCTCGCTATCGTTATTCGCTATCTTGCTTCAGAGGCTAATTTTGGTTATCGTGGCGATCCTACCAATGAGGCTGAATACAAAGCTGCTTTGATGTGGCACGGGCCTGGAGATCCTCCGACCTGGAGTGACATTCAGTCCGCGTGGGATACGGCTCACGCAGAGTTGGCGTTCAGTGATCTTCGCGTGGAGCGTAATGCTCGCCTGGCTGCTTCAGATTGGACGCAGGGAGCTGATGCTCCTACGAATGCGAAGGCGTGGCGTTCGTATCGGCAGGCGCTGCGTGATCTTCCCGCGACGATTACTGATCCGACGCAGCCGATTGAGTGGCCGGAGCCTCCGAAGTAGCTTCTGATGAGTGACGCTGAGATCGATCGCATCTTCCGCTCGCTTGACAGGATCGAGGCTCGTCTCTTGAAGTTGGAGGAGCGTGAGGCGATGCGTCGCGGGTCGTATCATCGCCCTCTACTGATACACTACTTGCGTGCCGTATACCGCTCCAACTCCTAGTACCGTAGCTCCTGGCGATACGTTCCCATCTACGGCGTATAACATTATTGCTGGGGATATTGCGGATCACGAAACGCGGATTAAGACGGGCGTTGAGTCGTATACGACGGCTCAGAAGACTGCGTTGACTGGTGTTTCGACGGGTACTTTGATTTACGACTCAACCCTTAACCAGTTGCAGATTTGGAATGGGTCGGCGTGGCTTAGGTTTGTGAACTCTAGCCCATCGGCGTATATCCAGCGCACAACTTCGTATAGTTACACTGTTTCAAATACCGCTATTACGTATGAGTCGGCTCTTTACGACACCAATTCCATGTGGTCGGCGGGAACGCCAACTACTTTGACTATTAAAACTGCTGGCGTATATCTTGTGTCTTTCAAGAGCACACTTAGCATGACGACTGTGACAAATCCTGTTCCTGCAATTCTTTTGAATAATACCGCCGGATGGGGGTTTTCTCCGGTTAATGTTGGTGGAGGAGCGGCGTATGGAGTTTTTTCTGCGGTTATCCCGTGCGCTGTTAATGATCAGATTACGACCCAATGGCAGTGGAGTGCAATTACTGGTTCGGGACAAATTACTGGTTCTTCTTCAATTCAGTCGTATCTTCATACAAGTCTTTCGGCAACAATGATTGCTAGGACTACATAGTGCCTTACACTCGACCCTACAGCGGTGGCTTCGTAGACTTCCCCGCCACCACAACGCCTATCAACGCCACTGCGCTGAATACGATGGATCTTGGTATCAAGTCTGCCAACGATCAGATCCAGACATTTACAAACGAAGCTGCTCGCGACGCAGCAATTACATCTCCTTTTGAGGGGCAGATTGCGTACCTGACGGCACCTACTATTCCTGCCGCTACTGGGTCTGTAACAAGCATCCCTACTGGTGTTAATACGATTTACAACGGTTCGGTTTGGGTTTGCGTGACTGACGTTGCTTCTACGTCTGTGACAAGCACAACTGCCGCTATGACTACATCGTATGCAGCGGCGTGGACAGCAGGAACGGGCGATACGGTCACTAACTCTGTAACGCTTGTTACGGGAACTACTGCGATGGTAAGTCTTGGTCTTGTGGGGCTGAACAATAGTGCAAATAACCTTACGCTTTTTGCGGCTGCTGCTGTCAGTGGGGCGACCACGCAGGCGGCGACAGAAGTTTACGCCGTTGCCGCTTCGACACTTCTTGCCAACACAGTTGGTGGTGTGGCTGGATCTGTTTTGCTTACTGGACTTACGGCGGGAACTAATACGTTCACTCTAAACGGTGCGAACAACTCGCCGGGTGGGTCGTGGAATATTCGTCGTCGTTTCATTAGCGTTCGTGGTATTGCTTAATCAATGATTGAATCCTCCGACCAGAAGAAACTCTTAGACCGATTCCAGAAGTGCTGGAGCCAGTCCGACCAGAAGCACCGCGCTAATCGCGAGTTCTACAAGAAGTGCGACGACGGATACAACGCAATCATCAAGCCATCCAACAGTGAATGGCAAAGTGATCTGCACCCGCCCTACGCACTCCAAATCATTGACATCATCGAGTCCAACATTGTTGATGATGATCCTGATGTGCGCGTAATCGCAGCTCAGCCACAGTACGAAGATGGCGCGGAGATGCTGACGCACATTCTCAAGCAGCAGCGATACAAGGATAACTTTGGTGAGAAGTACGCGCTGTTCGTGAAGCAAGCGCTCGTGCGCGGCATTAGCGTGGCGAAGATCCCGTGGCTAGAAGAATGGCGTAAGGTGCCGACTCCGAACTACAAGCCTGACCCGCTCGGGATGCGCAAGCCGTACGAAACAGTGCCGCATCGCCAACAGCCAGGATTTGTCAACGTGGACGTAAACCACTTCTTGTGGGACTGCAACGCCACCAGTCTTGATGATGCTGAGTACGTGTTCTTTCGCACGTACGAGTCGAAGCGGAGTCTTGAAACGTCGGGTGTGTACGAGAATCTTGACAAGATCGTTGAGATGACGACGACCATTTCTCCCGACGACAAGGAGCGTCGTAATCGTGTTGAGGTTGTGGAGTGGTGGTGGCGTGACGGCAACATGATGCGCCTCACCGTCGTCGCCAACCGCAACACAATCATCCGTGATTGTGCCAGCCCGTTCTGGCACGGCGAGTTCCCGTTCACCGTCGCAAACATCATGCCGACTCCGTTCGCTTTTCGTGGCAAGAGCATCGTTGAGATCATTAGTGATCTTCAGATTGCGCTGTGGGAGCTTCAGAATCAGCGCATTGACAACTCTAAGTTCATGGCGAACGCCGCAATGTTCGTTGATCCGAACACGGAGCAGCAAGACATTCGCTTGTATCCTGGCGCTGTCATTCCGTTGCGCCCGGATCAGGTGCAGGCGTTTCAGCCGAATATCAGCATTCTTCAGCCCAGTGTTCAGGCTGAGGAGATGCTGAAGGGTGATCTTCAGAACATCACGGGCGCGGTTGGTTATCTGAGTGGCGCGTCCAATACGCAGATTGATCAGACCACCGCAACTGGTATCTCAGTCATCAGCAACATGGCAGCTAAGCGCATCATCAGGATGAAGCAGCAGATTATGTACGCAATGCGTCGAGCAGGCGAACAGCAGATCGCGCTTAACCAGCAGCTCCTTCCCGGCCCGGTCGCGGTGCGTATTGATCGTGAGGCTGAGAATGATTGGAAACTTGTGTCGCCTACGGATATTCAGGGTCAGTACGATTATCGCGTTGAGGATGCGAATGAGAGTCTGATGCGGCAGGAGCGTCGCGCTGAGGCTCTTGCGTTTGCGAATTGGTTTGGGCAGAACTACATGCTTCTTATGCAGAGTGGCGTTACTCCGAATATGCGTCGAGTCGCAGAGGATGTGATTCAAGCGTTTGATGAAGATCCGAAGGAGTACCTTGGTAACGCCGAGCAGGTGCAGAACCCGCCTTTGGTCGGAGGGCCGGGTCAGTCACAGCCGGAACCGACAACCCCAATGGGCGCAGCGCCTGGGACTCCTAGCATCCCGCCGGAGATTCTTGCTGCGCTCGGGGCCGGTTCCGGCCAACCAATCCAGTAATTCCGACTAACCGACTATCCGACCGGAGGACAAGATGAGCGAGTTTGAAGAGACTACTGACGAGCGCGACCCGATTGCAGACGCGATTCTGCATGGTGGCGTTCAGCAGTCTGAGCCTGTTGACAGTGGCGCTGATACGCCTGTTGAGCAGAGCGCGCCCGAAGAACTGATTCTTGGCAAGTTCAAGAGCGTTGATGACGTTGTTGAAGCCTATAAGAATCTAGAGTCGCACAACACGCAGACAAACCAGCGCCTGTCCGAACTCGAAGCACTGCTGATGCAGGATGATGAGGAAGAGGACGCGGTTCAGCCGTGGGGCATGACGTTCAATGGCGAGCCTGAGAATGAGGAACAGCTCATTGGTTGGGCTGAGCGTGACGCTGGCGCTGCCGCACAGTGGGCGATGGCCAACGCGAATCGCATCCCGTCTGAAACTGTAAACTCGCTGTGGGAGCATTGGTTTGAGACTAAGCCTGCTGAGGCGAATGCGTGGTACGTTCAGCAGCAGACGCAGCAGATCCGTCAGCAGTACGAGAACGAGCTGGCTTCGCTGCGCGAGCAGATCACTCCGCTTCGTGATCAGCAGACGCAGACGCTGTTTGAGTCTAGCCTTGAGTCGCTTGAGTCGCAGATCCCCGATCTTGCCGACTACTCGGAGAAGATCCAGGCGTACATTGACAACATTCCCGTTGACCAGCTTCATCTAGCATTCTTCCCACAGGGCATGGATACGCCGGAGAAGATTCAGAATGGCGTAAAGAGCCTGTATGCGATTGTTCGTATGCAGGAGCAGCCCGTTCAGCAGCAGGCAGTTGAGCAGCCGAGCGCGTTTACGCAGTCGCGTCAGGGCGTGGCTGACACTGGCCCGGTGGATTATGCTGCTAAGATCAATGCTGCAATCCTGAATGGATAGCAGTTCTGACCATGTGTGGCCCAACCCGACCGTTGGACAACCGCAGAATCCCGTAAACCTCTCTACACAGGAGAAAACTTAGGCTATGCCTACTATCCTCACTGGGGTCGTTGACGACGCGGACATTCTGTCGAACCAGCGCGTCGTTGATATGTCCCCCACCATCGCGCAGCTTGAGCCGGACGAGGCTCCGCTGACGACGATGCTTCAGAAGATCGGCAAGCGCGCTGCTTACTCGCAGAAGGTCGAGTGGCTGAGCGACGAGCTGATGCCGCGCCTCACAACGCTTGCTGCGTCGGCGGCTTCTGGCGACACGAACATCTCGGTCGCTACCGGCACGGGTGGTTACTTCCGTCCGAACGACGTTGTGCGCTTTGCCTCCACGGGCGAGAACGCTGTCGTTTCGGCTACGGCTGCTAACGCCATCACCGTCACGCGCGCTCTTGGCGGAGTCACTGCTCTCTCGGCTGCGAGCGGCATTGACCTCGTGAAGATCGGCAACGCGGCTGCTGAGGGCGCGACCCTCGGTACCCTCGTGCAGACGAAGAAGGTTGCTAACTACAACTACGCGCAGATCCAGCGTGATCCGTTCGGCTTTACGAACACGCTGGTCGCGTCGAAGCTGTATGGCGGCCCGGAGCCTGCTAACGAGGCGAAGAAGAAGCTGATTGAGCATAAGCGTCAGCTTGAAAACTCGCTGTTCTGGGGCGTTCGCGACCTGAACACGAGCGGTAGCGCCCCGATTGGTTACGTCGGTGGTATCTACCAGTACGTCACCTCGAACCTCACGACCGGCGTTGGCACGCTGACGGAGAGCGTTTTTGAGACGTTCCTCCGCAAGGCGTTTCGCTATGGCTCGCAGAACAAGGTCATGTTCTGCTCGCCGCTCGTCGCGTCGGCTCTGTCCTCGTTCCCGCAGGGCAAGCTCGCTCCTCCGGCTCCGAGCATTGACACGTACGGCGTGTCGCTGAAGGAGTACCAGAGCGCGTCGGGTGCGAAGGTGCAGATCATGGTGAAGCGCGACTGGTACGACTTCCAGTCCACCGCTAACCAGTACGGCGGCATCGGCGTGGTCGTGGACATGGAGGACGTGACGATGCGTCCTCTGCGCGACACGGTGCTGAAGCCGGATCGTCAGGCCAACGACGAGGACTCCGTGAAGCAGGAGTACCTCACCGAGTGGTCGTTCGAGCTTGGTAGCGAGAAGAAGCACGCTATCATCTCGGGCATCACCGGCTACTAAGCCAACCCAATCTAGGCGGCGGGGATATCTGATTCCCCGCCGCCTAGTCCAACTCTTCTACCGACCAGGAGAAACCTAATGCGTTTTGTCAGTCGCCACGCTAATTACACGTTCATTGCTCGCCCCGATCAGGTTCAGATGGTTCTGACCACGAACGGGACGATGGCTCCGCAGACTGTTGTGGCGGCAATTCAGTGTGATTTCCAGCATGGTCTTGTGCGTCCTGAGGAGGCTGAGATGGCTAAGCAGCATTGGCTTGGCTTTGGTCGGCGCGAGGATGGCACGGCTATTGCGTATGGCGCTACGCCTACGACGGTCGTTGGTGTGGTGAATGGTCAGGCGCATGATGGTTGGAATCCCGACCTGATGTTCAGCGTGTTTGATACGGACACGATCCCGAATGAGGAGGATCGAGCGTATACGGAGAAGCGCCTTGTGGAGGATGCCAGCAATGGTAATCACTACATTCAGGTGACGGGTAAGAAGCTTGATCCGCCGTGGCCGACGTACGAGCAGATGCAGGGCAAGAAGGGTCAGCCGACGAGTGCGCTGATTTGCAACATGATTCGCGAGGGCGGGTACGATCCTGATTATGTGATCGCGTACGAGCTTCAGCGTGAGCGTCCTCGGTACGACATTCCGAAGGCGATTGAGGCGTTGAAGGTGGAGCTGGCGGCTGAGGCTGCTGAGAATGCTTCGCTTCAGCGCGAGATTCCCGCTTAGTTATGCATCACAACATTGCCGCGTATGAGGCGGCTGTGCGTCGTCATGTGACGGTTTTGATTCCGTGGCATGGTGAGAATGAGGATCTTCTTAGAGAGACTCTTCGCTCGTTGCCTCGTGGTGTCCAGGTGATGATTGCGAAGAATGCTGGGAAGCATGAGATGGCTACGGCGTTGAATGGCGCGCTGAGCATGGTGAAGACGAAGTACGTGTTTCTCATGGGGTCTGATGATGTTGTTGACTCTAAGACGTTGTGGCGCTTGTGGGAAGCCGCGATTGATTACGATGGTTCGTATCCGTGGATGCTTGGCTTTGGAGCTGATCGGTTTAGGTTTAATGCTGAGCCGTGGTCGCCGCTTCGTGTTCAGGATCAGAACATTTGTGGGATCATCATGATTAAGACGGATTGGTTGCGGCGTGTTGGTGGTTGGACTGATTCGGTGATTGAGGATTGGGATCTTGTGTATCGCTTGGCGAAGGCGGGGTGCCGGTTGGCTCCTGCTCCGCTTGCGCGATACGGGTATCGGCAGCGCCATGATGGGTTGCATCGCTCGACGGTGCGTGAGGCTGCGCGTATGCGTATGACTTGGAGTGATCTTGCGCCGTACGAGGTTCGAGAGCCAGTGCCTGCGGTGTTTTATGAGTGGCGTATTGAGGGTACTGGGTATGTGCGGTGCGAGTTGCCTTCGCGTACGACTCGGAGTGTTGTGCGGATGAGTCTTGATTCGCGTGATTCGCATGAGGCGCGAGCGTGGGTGTATCAGTATCCGAATAGTGATGTGCAGGAGTTTTGGGATACGGGCGCTGAGCTTGGGAAGAAGCGCGTGATTGATGTGGACGACAATTACTTATCGAGCGAGCTAGGCAATGTTGTTGGCGCGTATCACAAGAAGAATGGTGATGTGTGGGCGAGTCGCCAAGCGTCGCATAAGCGAATGGTTGAAGAAGCCGACTACATTATTTGCGCCACGCCAGCTCTGGTTGATGTTTACTCTAAGGTGAATCCGAATGTGGTGTTGTGTGAGAACACGGTTGATCCGGCTGATTGGATCAAACCATCATCACGCAAGAAGATTGTTGGCTGCGTGTTCAGCGCGAATCATCTTGGCGACATGCATCTCGTGGAAGATGCGATGCGGTACGCGAGCATGAATGGTGCTGAGGTTCAGATCGTTGGGCTTGACCCTGGGTGGGATTTTGCGTATACGCATATTGGGTTTACGCCTAGTGTGGCGGCGTATCGGCGCGTGTTGTCTAAGTGGACGATTGGTTTAGCGCCAGTTGTAGACAATGATGTTACTCGGTGCAAGAGTGATCTCAAGTGGCTTGAGTTCACGATGAGTGGTGCTGCGCTCGTCGCTAGTGATGCTGAGGCGTATAAGCGAGTGCCAGACGACTCGATTATCAGAATCAAGGACGCTAAGGGGTTTCGTGGCGCGGTCGCTGAGTTGCTCGGTGACGAGACTGAACGGAAGCGTATGATTCGTCGCAGTATGTTTCATGTGAAACAGGATCGCATGGTTGGTAATGAGTCGTTGCGGAGCAGGTATACTACTGCACTAGCATGATCATTACTGAGAAGCAGTCTTGGCGTAGGCCGATTGAAGCGCACGCTGAGGAAACGTACGATTACTCGTGGGGCGAGCCTCAGCGCAGCATCATGTGGTATCTGAAGGGCGAGCATCAGGCTGAGGATGCTGAGCGACTCTCGAAGGGTGAGGCGTGCGGCGTGTGTCTTGCGACGTTTCCCGCTCGTCCTGACATTACGAACCTCCAGGCTTGGAAGCCGTACGCGAAGGAGTGGTATCCGATGCGTACTGAGGAGGAAGTGATCAGCATGGTGTCGCGCGGCTTGTGTCCTACGTGTGCGAGTGAGGTGCGTGAGGAGATGCATGACACGATGCATCGTGGTCTTGATCCGCTCCGACCGAAGGGCATGGACGAGTAATGGCTACGTTTGCTCAGCTTAAGACGCGCGCTCAGAACCTTGCGCTAAACGATAATGAAACCGAAGCTGGACTGCATGTCAATGATGCGATTGATGACATCGTTGTTAGCGCCCAGCTTAAGGTCACGCAGGTCAGCAAGGTTCTGACGACTGGTCAGTCGGTGTACGATATTTCGTCCGATTGGAGCATTTCTGACTTTGGTGCGCTTCAGTATCTTGAGTACCTTGGCCTAGGTTCAACGTACTCGTATATCCTTGAACAGTCAAGCGCGGACGAACTGCTTGCGCTGAACGCGACAAACCCGATTGGTGCTACTCGTAAGTATGCGTTTCTCGGGTTGGACACGATTCGCTTGTGGCCTGTTCCGCAGCAGACTGGCGATACGTTGAAGATTTACTATGTTCAGACTTCAACGGATCTTGTTAATGACGGTGATGTCCCGGAGGATATTCCGTCGCAGTGGCATTGGCTGATCACGATTGGTGCAGCTGCTCGACTTGCTGATGCTGTGGGCGAGGATCAGAACCTTAGTAATGCGCTAGACGCTAAGTTTGTGGCTGGTATGGATCGTTTCCAGAAGTGGCTTACTCGTCGCCAGGGTCGTTCGGCGAAGACGATTCCGTATGGTTACTTGCGTAATCCTCGTCGTCCGTTTCACGATCCTTCGACGTACTACTCGTTTACGCAGCGGCAGGGTTAGCGTATGGCAGGTACTGTTCAGTACGCAAGCCATTCCAACTTTTTTACGGGAATGGTTCGTGACGTTCCACGGCACTTGATTCCTGATGGTGCGGTGTATGACGCTACGAACATTGTGATTACGAATTCTGGTTCGCTTGCGAAGCGTGGCGCGTCTACGACTGCGCTTGCTGCGGCTACGAGTCTTGCTCCGACGGAGATGGCTTCGCAGCGTAGTGCGAATATTGATGGGCGCACTCGGCTCTATCCTGCTGGCGTTGAGGGCGGAGTTGTTAAGTTCGGGTCTATGGCGTTTGCTTCTACGGCGCAGACGCTCTATCCGTTTACGTCAAGCATCACGGCTAATGCGATTAGTGCGCCGACGATTTATGGTGATTCTTCTGTGTTCCCAGTTGCGTCTACGTCGGGTACAAGTCCGATGGCGTTTGTTGGTGGAGCTGATTTCTCGCTAACAAGCGCGAATGCTACGACGGTGGTTAGTGCGACTACAGCCGTGGGCAATAATGTGATCACGCTTGGCGCGACGGCGGTTGGCACGATGAGTGTCGGCGGATATGTTCACTTGTCAAATGGTGGTACAGACGAATACACGGGACGCATTGTCAACACGGGTTCTACGACAATCACGGTTGATCCGCCCCCGCTCTACGCGAAGACGTATACGAGCGCCGCGTACTATCCGGTTCTTCCACAGGTCGGTACTCGTAATGATGGTCAGTACGTTTCGTCGGCTGGTTGTATTGGCACGTTTACTTCTGGTGGTGATTCGCGCATTATCCTTGCTGACGTAAAGATCACGAACACGACAACGAACACGACGGCTGCGTATCCGAATCGGCTTGTGTGGAGCATTCGCGAAGCTGCGGATGCGACGGTGACTCAAGTTGATGGTCTTGTCCAGGCTACTCGTGCTGGGTTTCCCGCGTTGAACTATATTGATATTGAGGATATTGAGCAGATCATTGCGCTTGTTCCGGTTGGTTCGGGCAACATGATGGTGCTTGGCACTAAGGGTTGTGTGATGCTGAGTGGTTATCTCCTTACGCAGTCTGGTGGTGCGGCTAGTGCTTCGCTGAGTCGAGGCGGTATTACGGCGAACATTCGTGGTTTTTCTCAACAGGTTGGGTGCTTGAGCGCTAAGAGTGTGCAGCGTACGAGTGCTGGTGTGATGTTTGCTGCGTCGGATGGTGTGTATTTGACGGATGGCGCTTCGCTTGTGAATACGATGACGAAGAAGGTTGCGAACTTGTGGGGCGATGCGCTTGCGGGACAGTCGCTATTTAAGTTCAATCAGTCTTTGTTTGATGGCACTGATGTGTTTGCCGGCAATAATGTGAACCTTGGCGTGTACGGCTCGGCCAACATTAATGATTCGCACTATTACATCAGTCTTGCGACTGGTGGTTTCTTGTGTGATCTTCGCGCTTCGTTTGGTTGGACTCGTGTGCAGGCTGGGCAGCTTGAGATTGCTGCTGCGTGTGTTGATTCTGATCAGACGACTAATCGTATTTACGCTGTGAAGTATGGGACGACGGCGGCTACAAGTGGTTTGGATCGTGTGATTCGTATTGATCGAGTTGTTGTTCCGGATAACACTTCGACGGATGCGGATGGTTCGCAGATCAATTGTTCAATCACTACGCGCGCGTATGCTGAGGGTGATCCGGCGCAGAAGCGGCGGTATCGTCACGGCTTGTTGACGTATACGCTTTATGGTGGAGCCGCGACGTACCCATCTGCGACAACGTATCCGTCGGCATTGTTGTATCCCGGGTCGAGTGCGGGCGCGTTTACGGTGACGGCCACTAAGGGGCTTGACGCTTCTGGCTCTACTACGAGCATTGGTTCGGAAATTGCGACGGCGCAGACGCAGACTTCTAGTGTGCTTCGTTGTGATCATCAGACGCTTAGTCAGGCTGTGACGTATACGATTGAAACGACGGGTTATCCGATTGGTTTCTCGTTGTATGAGATCACGAATGGGTTTAATCAGCTTCGTCCTGGTCGAGTGGTGTAGTGGCTGAGAAATTTGATTCTCCGGCGATGCCGGGTGTGAAGCCGATGCCGGAGCCGCCTGATCCTCGGATTATTCCGTTGGATCGCCAGACGGCGTTGACGCATCAGCAGGTTGAGCAGGTGCGGTTTGGTTTGGGCGATACTGGGCCGTTGGCTCAGGCTGTGATGAATGCGAATGTGCCTGCGTTGGCGAAGCAGTTGGCGACGGGTGCGGTGTCGTGTTTGTCTACTCGTCGGCCTGCTGATCCTGTGGTGGGTCAGATGATTTATGAGACGGATACGCAGTTGTCGTATTTTTGGGATGGGTCTGCTTGGGTGAATGCGTCTAGTCCTCCGACGGGCGCTGCTGGTGGGATGCTTTCGGGTACTTATCCGAACCCTAGTGTTGCGAGTATTAGTGGACTCGCTGCTGGTGGTGGCCTTTCGGGTACTTATCCAAACCCGACCGTTGCGAGTATCCCTTCAACGGCTATGCCGTCCGGGTCTGTCGTGCAGGTCACCTACAACGGCACTAAGACCGAGGTCTCGACGTTCAACACCAGCCGCACGGGCGGCGCGTACATTGGCCTCGCCGGAACAATCACACCAAAGTTCAGCAACAGCGTCATCTTTATCCAAGCGTCTATCCAATGCCGCACGTTTACCAGCGCTGGTTCGTCTGCCGGTATTAGGTGCTACCGAAACGGAACAGTCAACCTTGGTATGAGCGATACTGAGAACTATGCGATGCTCTACCCAGGGCCAATGAGCGGGAAGTTCTCAATTATGGGAACTGATGTACCGGGAACAACTGCCGCGACAACTTACTATTTCTATGGTGGCAACTATCAGGCTTACCAATTGGATTTCCAAGACGATAGCCAGTATTACTCTTGGGTTTTGTTGATGGAGATTAGGCCGTGATTGACCGACCCGTAAAAGTTGGGGAAGCGATCCATTCGCTTGTGCCTTCTGCATCGTTCACGGTTTACGCTAACGACTATGACCAAGTTATTTGGGATAGCGAAGATATAGAAAAACCTTCTCGCGAAGATGTCGAAGCAGAGATGGCGCGTATGGAAGCAGAAAAGTTGAGTTTTATGTACCGCGAGCATCGCAAGAATGCTTACCCTCCTATTGGTGATCAGTTGGATGCTCTCTACCATGCTGGTGTTTTCCCTCCAGAAATGGCTGAGAAGATTCGTGCTGTAAAAGAATCATTCCCTAAGCCGACTGAGCCATAGGTATACTTCTAGCGTGCCTTCCACCCTCTACGCACCCCAGCGCGTCAACTACAAACCGACCGCACCCAACGCCAACGCTGAAATTGATCCGCGCAAAATTCTCCTCAACTCGCTAAAGAAGCTTGGCGATAAGAAGACGCAGGGGATTATGGATCAGTCGCCTGCTGCTGTGATGGGAGCTGTGACGAATCCTTCGGATGTTGCGAGTGGCATGAAGGGGAACATTCTGGGCGGGGTTGAGACTCGGGCTAGGATGATGGGCGGACGCTAGTGGCGGTAACGCGCGTCAAGATTCCTAAGCCGGGAAAGACTGGTACGCCTAAGGGCATGGAGGGCGTGCGTCCTGGTTCGCCTAAGGCGATTGCTGCTGGGTTTAAGCCGCCGACTACTCCTAGGCGACCGGGCGGAAGTAGGACTCCGTTTGCTGTTTCGTTTAATGCTGATGGTACAACTACGCTAAAGCCGCCTGCCGCTCCTAAGGCTGTTGCGCCTCCCGCTGCGCCGACTACGACGACTGTTACTACGCCGGGTACGCCTCCTAATGCTGCTTGGTGGCAGGGACAGTACACAAGCGATCCGTCGTTTCTCCTGACTGATCCGGTGCTTCGCGCAGCTCAGAATCAGACAAGCACTAATTATGGTTACACGATCAATCGTGACACGACTGAAGGCTCTCCGACTAAGGGTCAGGCGTACTATCGAGCGCCAAAGATTGATCCGGTAACGAAGAAGCCAGTGCTTGACGAAACGGGTAAGCCGGTGTATCTCGCAACTGGCATTCTTCAGACGTTTGATGATGCTGGCAAGCCGGTCTATAAGGATTCGGCGGGCAAGGTGTACGCACCTGCGGATCTTGAGATGGAAATTAATCGCATCGCTAAGGGGCAAGAGGGTTATCTTGAGGGCGCGCTTGGTGCTGCTGAGGCTACGAGTGAGCGTAATCAGTTTGGTATTGGTGATGTAGCTGCTCGGGCGGGTGCGCGTCGTAGTGGTATGCGTGGTCAGGCTAGTGCGGCTGAGACTGGTGCGTTGCAGTCAGCGTTGTCTGGTTTGACGAAGAGGGCTGCTGGCGAGTTGACGGGTATTGATAAGCAGTACGCTGATTTGTATTCGAATATCTTTAAGACGCTTGCTCCGCAGGCTGCTGCGCTCGCTGCTCCGACAACGACTGAGGTTCCGGTTGCTCCGGTTGCTCCGGCTGCTGAGGCGATTCCTCCTGCGGCTGCTCCGAATACGAATCCTGTAACTGCTACTGGTCTTGTTGCTGGTCAGCAGCTTAGTGGTGGGCCGCAGGGTCAGTTTATGGGTCAGGCGAATGCGATTGTTGCTCAGCGTGATGCGCCGTATTTTCAGAAAGTTGCTTCGTTGAATGCGTTGAAGCGTTTTGCTTTGACTCCTCAGCAGCTTAAGTGGATTAGTGATTGGATTGAGAATAATAAGCCGAAGCCGCCTAAGGGTAGGGGCAGGTAGAATCTAGTCATGCCGCAGTTTACTTATGACGCTAAAAATCCTGACGCTGTTTATACGGATACTGCTACTGGCGGTAAGGGAAAGCGTACAAAGCTTTGGCAGGGCGCTGCTGGTGATGGCACTGTGTCCAAGCAAGATGATGGTGGTGGTGGCGGAGGTGGTACTCCTTCGGCACCCGCTACTACTGGGAAGACGGCTGCTGAGCGAGCGGCAGAGCGCAGGGCTGCTGCAAAAAAGCGCCGAGAGGAGCGCGCTGCTGCTCGTGCCGCTGCCGAAGCGGCTAAGCGCAATCCTCTAACGGCTCCGTTTAAGACTCCTGCCGAGTTGCGTAAGGATGCGGCTGAGCTTGCTGCGATGGGCGTTGCGGGTGAGGACGCGCTCCGCGCTACGGCTGCTCAGCAACAGGCTGGCCTTGGTGGGCTTACTAGCGCGTTAACGGGTACGCTTACTGGGATTGCTGATCGTACGCAGGCTAGTCTTGCTGGGTTTGGAAACTTGTATTCGCAGCTTGCTGGTCAGGCCCAGTCGGCTGGTCAGTCGGCTGCTGCGGCTGCTGGCGCTCCGACGAGTATTGCGCCTGGTGCATCTCCGACAATGGCGTCGAATCTTGCGAATCTTTCTGCTCCGACTATGGGGTATGCGCCTGCTGCTGCGGTGACTGGTGCGCAGATGGTTGGTGCGGTGACGGCGAATCTTACGAAGGCGCTGATGGATCGGTCGAGTAAGCTTAGTGCGGATACGGCGAAGTATCTGTATCAGTTGCGAAATGATGAGATTCAGCGTGCGATTAGTCAGGGTACGCTTGCGCAGAATGAGGCGCGTCTTGGGTTGACTGCTGAGAATCAGGCTTGGGATCGTCAGGTTGATACTGCTCGTATTTCTCAGGGTTGGCAGCGTCTTGCGCAGAGTGCTGCTAATGCTGGCGCGAAGGCGGGTAAGGATAAGGCTAAGGCTATTAGGAATACGAAAGCTCAGATTTTGGCGGATCTTGATCAGTGGACTGGCGCGACTGTGCCGACTGGCAAGTTCGAGTATACGGTTTTCTTTACTGATCCAATTGACGGTCTTAAGAAGTTGCCGAAGACTTTTGTTGCCATGTCTGAGGCGGAGGCAATTGAGCAGGCTAAGAGTTCGGTGCCGGAGAATAGGGTTGACACTATTAGTGCGGAAAAGGGAGAGGAGCAGCTTGGTCAGCCGACGGCTCAGCAGATCATAAGGCAGATTTCTGCGCAGCTTGTTAATCAGGGTATGAGTCGTCGGAATGCGCAGGCGTGGGTGCGTAAGTTTGTTCTTGCTCCTGCTGGTCTTAACGTGAATACGTCTGGCGCGTTTATGGGTGGGGTCGGCGGTAGCGTTACTTAGCCGCTAGACTATTAGCGTGGCTAAGCGTAAAGAGATCATTGCTGGTGGCGTTAGTGGTGGCAAGAAAACTGTCAAGCCTCGTGTCAAGCCTTCGGCTAAGCCTTCGCCTAGTTCTGTTTCGTTTTCGTCTAATCTTGTTTTTGATCCGACGGGACAGTTCTCTGACATTCTTTCGGATGAGCAGAAGGCGCGTCGAGACTTGTATCTTGAGCGCACTGGTCGCGAGCTGGCGGACGAGGCGGATGAGCGTGTCGCGCTAGAAAGCGTTGGCTTGTTGAAGCCTGGTATTGGTTCGGCTGAGCGTAAGAAGGTTGGTGGTGGCGCTAGTAATGAGTTTGCGTCTGCGCTTGATGCGATTGATGCTGAGGCGGGTAAGGGCATTAAGTCTGCTTTGTTTGGGGCGGCGACGGTTCTTAATCCCGCATCGTTGCTTGTGACGACTGAGCCGGGTCGCGAGGCTCTTGGGTTTGCGACGGAGAAGTGGCTTGGTCGTGGTGTTGATACGAGTGATTCTCGGGAAAAACTTAGGCAAGCTCGGGAGGCGATGAAGGCTGAGCCTGGGCAGGTGACGGGTGGTGGTGCGCGTGGTGCTGGCGCTCCTGTTACTGCTGGTTTGAAGAAGACTAAGCCGTTGACGGATGTTGCGATTGAGGCGTTTGGAGAGGTGCCTGCTGGTCTTCCGGGGCCGCCTGTGATTATGCCTACTGGTCTTGGGCAGGCTTATGATGTTGTTTCGCCTACGCCTCCGCGTGTTAAAGATGTGAATGCGGAGATTCAGAATGTTGCAACGAGGTCGAATGATTATGTGGATGTGACTCGTAAGGCTCCGATTGTTATTCCTGATTCGAATGAGGGCACTGAGTATATCTTTGAGTATGGGAAGACGGGTGCTACGCCTAGTCAGCTTGATGCTGCGTTGGTTGAGAGTAATCCGTTTTCGGCGGATGCGTTGGTGGCGCTTCGTGGCACTGCGGTTGAGAATGGTTGGGATGTTGGTGATTGGGACGAGTTGCCGCTTGGTGAGAAGGTGTATCGAGCGGTCAATCAGAACAATAATAAGAAGTTGTTTTTCCGGTCTGTTGTTCGGCAGATTGGTGAGGTTGGAGCTGCGCCTGCTGGTGTGAAGGCGATTGTTGATGCGGCTGCTGCGGCTGCGTTTCGTGGTGATACGGAGGAAGGTAGTCGGGTTTTTGAGGCGGCTATTTCGCCGTATGTGTATGCGGATCGGGCTGCTGATGAGCGTGGTTTTTGGGCGGCTGTTGGGGAGTTTATTCGGGATAATCCCGTTGATGCGTTGACGATCTTTATGAGTGCGGCGAAGGGCGTTAGTGTTGGTGGTGGTGTTGGCGCGCGTGCTGGTCTTGCTGGGTCGGGGGCGCAGCGGTTTGCTGCTCGTGGGCGAGCTATTACTGTGCGTGGCGAGGAGGCTAAGGCTGCTCCGAGTATGCCGGAAGAGGTGCCGCTTCCAGAGTATTCGCCTAGTCCTGGTGTTGTTGGTCAGTCTGCTTTGCGTCAGCGGCTTGCGGAGAATGCGCGTGTTGCGCGTCAGCGTGCTGCGACGGCTGCTGAGAATAAGGCTGCTCGTGATGTTTATGAGGAGCAGCAGCGCCGGTTTGAAGAGACTGGTGAGATGGTTGATGTTACGCCTGAGGTTATGATTGGGCGTGCTGGTCGTGGTATTGCTGGGACTCTTGTTACTGAGTTTGCGAAGGCTCCTGCGGCTAGGCGTGTTGCGTGGTATCGGAAGCGGTTGGAGAAGAAAGCGGCGCAGCGTCAGCAGCGGTTTGATGTGAATGTTGCGCAGGGTGAGGGGTTGGAGTTGCGCGCGACGATCACTCGTCTTCTTGGTGAGGGTTCGAGTGAGCTTGTGAAGGATCGTGCGGCGTTCAATCTGATTTATCCGGCTGTTGATGCTGATGGTGTTGCGGTTACGCCAGCGTATGTTGCACGGTTTTTTGAGGCTGAGCTTGAGGATCATCGCGCGATGATGGCTCGGAGAAAAGAAGAAGAGGGTGGCCCTGCGACTAAGTACGACGAGCAAAAGGAGCGTCGGCTGGTTGATCAGATTGCGCGTATGCGCGAGCTGGATGCTGTTGAGATTGATCCTGTTGTGATGGCTCGGCTTCGTGCTGGTGTGAAGCCTATTGCTGAGATCATTGAGGCGCATATGGCGAAGGCTTTGGGTATGAGTCCTGAGGAGGCTCGTCGCGCGAATTACATTCGTCTTGTTGCGATGGATCGTCGCCTTAGTGATGATGGTTTGGAGGGTCGCGCTCAAGCGTTGTATCGCGAGCGTAATGAGCCGATTGCTGAGCTTGTTGCTGTGCAGGCTCGATTGAAGCGTCTTGGGATTGTTATCCAGGCTCGTGCGCGTGAGACTGGTTGGGGTAAGTATGGGCCTGCTAAGAGTCGTAAGCGGTTTCGCGAGGTTATGAATCAGATGATGCGAGACTTGGTTCTTGCTGAGCGGTTGGCGTTGCAGAATAATAATCGCGAGTTGGCTGATGTGTTTGCTGCTGCTCGTAAGGAGTTGGCTGCTGCGAAGATTCGTACGATTGGTTCTCGTGGTGCGAGTATTGGTTTGGTTGATGATCTTGCGCGTGTGGCGTTGACGGATGAGCAGAAGGCGTTGTTGAGTCCGCAGGCGCGGATGGAGTATGAGGCTGCTGAGCGTGCTGTTGCGGCGGCTACTGAGGCTCGTGGGGTTGAGGCTGCGGCGCTTGAGCGTGGCGGGTTGCGTCGTGTGAATGAGGCTAATCTTGTTCGAGCTGAGGAGCGCCTTGCTGATGCGAGGGCTAAGCTTGCGGCGTATCAGTCGTTCCCGAATCCTGATGAGAAGCAGGTTGCTCGGCTTCAGGCTAAGGTTGATAAGGCTGAGGCGGCTAGGAATAATCGGCTTGAGGCGCTTGATGCTGGTAGGACTGCGCGTAAGGCTGAGCGTATTCGTGATCGTCGTTTGAAGCGCGCGA